CAGCTTGAGATGATGAAATTGCAGGGGGAAGCGGCTCTCATGAACGCCAGGGCCAGAGAAGCTCAGACAAATGCACAAATAAAGATCGCCAAATTGTCCTCAGAGAAAGAAACTGAGGAATCAGTCGCTGAACTCAACGAGGCCAGGACCATGGCAGAGGAAATACGGTCTCAAATCGCCATTCATGAGGCTTTTCAGAAGAACGTGTCTGGCCTCATTGAAGGATTTATAAACCAAGGAGAAAACCAAAATGTCTGACGAAGATACTGAAATCGACATGGAAACAACCACAGATTTCGCTGATTTCGAGAAGGGTGTCATGCACCTTAATGATGATGATTCTGATAGTGAGAAAGAGGACGATCATGATGACAGCACCTCTGATGATGACGACGATTCTGATGACAATGAAGAAGAAAAAGGAGATGAAAGCGAGGATGAAGATGAGGGCGGGGATGAAGATGAGGGCGAGGGTGAGGAAGGAGATGAGGACGAAGGCGAAGGTGAGGGCGAAGGCGGAAACGAAGATGAAGATGAAGACGAAAAAGACAAGGGAAGAAAGAAAAAGAAATCTGTTCAGCAGCGCATAGCTGAACTTACCAAGAAGCGGCGCGAAGCAGAACGCGCTGCCAAGGAAGCCACAGAAAAGCTCATTGCGGCCCAGGAGAGGGCCAAGGCACTGGAAGAGGCCAAAGAAAAAGAGGGAGCTTCTGCGCCTGACCCTAATGATGAGAAATATCGTTATGGGGAGGTCGATGAGCAGTATCTTGAAGACTTGGCGCAATTCAAGGCGGACAAATTATTTGCCGAAAAGCAGGCTGAGAAAGCAAAAGAAGACGCGGATAAGGTTGCCGCAGACCGTGTTGCATATTTCGAAGGGAAGATGAAAGACCTGGAAACTGACGGCATCACAAAATATGATGATTTTGAACAAAGTTTGGCCGATATTGAAAGTGGAGATGTGCCATTGACTTTCACGATGGCTGAACTTATGCTCGAATCCAAGCATGGGGCAGATGTAGTCCATGCACTTGCAAGTGACCCGGCCGAGGCCACGCGCATTTCACAGCTTTCGCCGTTGCGGCAAGCTGCAGAGTTCGGCAAAATCGAGGCTAAATTTTCAAGGTCTCCCGCAAAGTCCAGCGCAAAACAGGGCAGAAAAAAGTCTAGAGCGCCCACACCTCCGAAACGAAGAGCGCGGGGAAAGGGCGGTAAATTTGCGCCTGACGGTTCTACCACAGATTTCGCAGCTTTCGAAAAGATGGCGAACAGTCAGGAATAAGTGGAGGCCACAATGGCTAATCAGTTCCTGAATGAGCAGACGTATTCCAATGTTATGCTTCTCTTGCTCAAAAATCAATTAACCATGGGCCGCCTGGTCGATGGTCGCTTCAAAAACGAGGTGACGGATGAGAATGGTCTCAAGACCAGCATCAAGCGCCCACCTCAATACATTGCCAAAGATGGTGCCACCCTGCAGAAACAGGATTTAATTTCTGGTTCTGCAAGTGTCTCTGTTACCCAGTACAAAAATGTCCACATGGGCATTGGCGATCTGGAATCTGTGCAATCCTTCAATGCCCTGCTTCGTGATTCAAACATGAAATCTGCGGCATCCACACTTGCACATGAGGTCAACTCGTTTCTGGCCTCCAAGACACTGGCTTTTTATGGCCAGTCCGGCACACCGGGCAATGTCATTGCATCAACGCAGCAATTCAACAGGGTGCATACGCAGCTTATGCGCCAGGGTGTTCCGAACTCCGATCTGTCCGCTGTTCTCGACTTCGAAGATTCGGAGCTCATCCGGGGTCAACTCACCGGGACCAATATCGATGATGTGAACCGCACAGCCTTGGAGCGCACCCGTATTCCAATCATGAGCGAAATTGATATCTTCGCTACACAGGCGCTGCCATCATTCACCTCTGGTGATCGCGTGTCTGCTGGCACTACCGTTATCAACGGCGCCAGCCAGAACGTGAATTACCGGGCTGTGAAGGATGTTCTTACTCAGACGCTCAATGTCGATGGTCAGGCGGCCGGCAAGACATTCAAGGCTGGTGAGACATTCACTATTGCTGGCGTCTTCCAGTATGACAATCGCTCGCACAATGTGCTTCCGCAACTTCAGACGTTTACGATTACGGCTGATGCGGTGGCAGATGGTGTTGGTGCCGCTGCTCTTACAGTGAGCCCTCCGATTGTGGTCCCGAACACCAATGATGGTGTCAGCACAGATGCCAATACCGCCTTTGGTACCGTCAGTGCAGCCCCTGCAGATGGTGCCGCTGTTACGCACCTGGAGGCTGCATCAACGTCATATCGCGTTCGTGCCGCCTTCCACAAACGTGCTATTGCCATGGTCAGCGCACGCCTGCAGGCTCCCTTCAATGGGAAGTTCAGTTTCGCGCAAGACCCGGACACCGGTATCGCTATCCGATACTGGCGGGGTTCGGACATTGCCACTGGAGAACATATCCACCGCTGGGATATGATCTTCGGGGCAGAGAATGTCCAGCCGGCTCTCGGCGCACGCCCATGGGGCGGTGTATAGAGGCGCCATGACTTGACTTGAGCCCGCGCTGGATGATTCTGGTGCGGGTTTAAGTTCTTAAAAATGGAGGCAAATGCCATGAGCAAGATCAAAAGATGGCCAGCAATGCTCTATAGCGATGCTGGAGAGTGTCAGACATTCAATTCTGCGTCCGATGTTCCGAAGAGCGGAGACTGGGGCTACTACCCCGTTGACCACCCAAAACGCGGAGAAAGGCGGCCCGCGCCAGCACATGTAAAGGCTGTGCTGAAGGGTTCAGAAAAACGATGGCCTGCCTGGTGTGTTGGTCCTGGTGGTGAGGAAGCAATCTTCAACAGCGCCAAGGAAATGCCGAATGGATGGGAGCCGAAGCGCAAGGCTTCTGTTGCTGGCGATGAGCGCACATCTGGTATTTCTGACAAGGATGCCGCGGCTGTTGTCATGACAAAGGCTGAAGCCATGGAAGCCCTGGGCGCGAGCAATATCGAGTTCGATGCGAAGGCAAAGAAACTTGAGCTTGTGAAACTTGTTCTGTGGGCCATTAACGAAGGCAAAATCGAAGAAGAATAACCACAGGACAAGGCCCGATGACGCAGATTAGCCAGATTATCACAGATGCGTACCGGGATAATAACCTTATCCCGGTTACGCAGTCTCCGACAACGGCTGAGCAAACAGAAGCGCTTGCTCGTCTCAATGCTTTTTATGACAGCATATTTGGTGTTGAGCTCGGCATTGAGATGTGTGATTGGCCGGCGCCGCCTTCGCGCACATCTCCTGTAGCTGCCCGTTATCCAAGACTTCCTGAAAATGATGATCTGCCTGACGATGTTTGGCCTTATCCGCCGGCCAATGTTCGTATTCTGACGAAATTATCACAGAAAACCACGATTTATCTTGATTCATCTCCGAGTGACGGCGCGCGTATGGCTTTGGCCGACATTGGTTCCTCCGCAGACCTCGTTCTTGATGCAAATGGACGTAAGATAGAGGGGGCGCTCACTTTGACGCTCACGCCTGCCTCTGTCGCTCCTCTGGAGTGGTTCTATCGGTCAGACCTGGGAGAATGGGTGCGTATCAGCTCTCTTTCCTTAACTGATGATTCCCCTCTTCCTGGAGAGTTCGACGATTTCCTCATTCTGGCGTTATCTATTCGCCTTGCAGCGCGGGTGGGGAAGCAGGCTGGTTTAGCCAGAAACGATATCCGCCGTATGGTGAAGAAAATCAGAACCCGGTATCGCCAAAAGGTGATCCCGACCATTGATTCAATACACAAGATTGGCAGGTCTCGCGCCAACGGAATTTATACTGAAGGTCTCATAGGCAGCGGTGGCGGCTTGTTCAGATGACACAGCTTCGATTAGGTTTAGGCACTTACCAAAGAGATTTCGGCAAAGAGCCGAATATCAAACTTGAGAACAGATTTTTGGAATCTGACCCGACTAATCTTGAGGGTCAGGTCGCATTATTGTCTCGTCCTGGAAGTAAGTTCAGGTCTGGTATGGGAGCTGGCCCTATACGCGCCACCTATACGCAGCGCGGCACCTTCAACAATGATCTTTTCGTGGTGTCTGGAGATGCTCTTTGGCGCCTGAATGATGACGGCACTAAAATAGCCATATCTGGTGTTGTTGACCTTGGCAGCGACCCGCAAATGGTTGTGGTGGCAGGCACAGGGTTCGAGCATTTGTGGATAACGGATGGAAAACTCTTGCAGTATTATACTGGAGCAGACAAAGCTACTGGTATTTTGTCGTCGCAGGGAGGTATAGGTTGGACTTCGCGCACATCTGCTGTGGACAGTTTTTGGAGAAGCGTTAAATGGTCTCCTGAGCTGGGTATTTTTGCTGCTACAGCCGCCACTGGCACCGGCGACTTAGTTATGACCTCTCCTGATGGCATTACCTGGACTTCGCAAACATCTGCTGTGGATAATAGGTGGGTTGGTCTTGCGTGGTCTCCTGAACTAGGTATTTTCGCTGCTGTCGCTAAGTCTGGTACTGGAAACAGAGTAATGACCTCTCCTGATGGCATTACCTGGACCTCGCGCACATCTGCTGTGGATAATGATTGGATTGGTATTGCGTGGTCTCCTGAACTAGGTATTTTTGCTGCTGTAGCCAACACTGGTACTGGCGATAGAGTAATGACCTCTCCTGATGGCATTACCTGGACTTCACGCACATCTGCTTCTGATAATGATTGGACCGGTATTGCGTGGTCTCCTGAACTAGGTATTTTTGCTGCTGTAGCCAACACTGGTACTGGCGATAGAGTAATGACCTCTCCTGATGGCATTACCTGGACCTCGCGCACATCTGCTGTGGATAATGATTGGATTGGTATTGCGTGGTCTCCTGAACTAGGTATTTTCGCGGCTGTATCTACCAGTGGCATCGGCGACAGAGTAATGACCTCCCCAGGAGATTTAGGCGGAGGCGTGACTCTCATAGGGTCAACCAATTACATTTTCAATTCTAATCCAACATCTGATCCCGCTGCGGATGGATCAGCTTCTAATCCCTGGCAGGTAAAGCTCGGCACCAATAATCTAGGATCGTTTACGAATCTGCAAAAAGCGATAAATCTCACAGGTGTCGCCGGTGCAGATTATAGTCTTTCTTTGACGAAAAATAGCCAGGTTCTTGCGAAGGATGCAACACGA